TGCGCTTGTGAGGGCACACGGTTCCGACACGCTGGATGATTTCCAAGGCGGTGGTGCCGCATTTACGCGACAGCAACTTGGAAAGAATTTGGTTTTGTGTCATGCCACTCTCCCGAAATCGCCATGCAGTTCGGCGCTTGCGGCCACGTAGGCCAGGTGGGCAGCTTCTGGCGTATCAAAGCTGCCAAGATGGCGAATCTTTCGATCGGCCCAGATGCTTGCTTGCCAGCGTTGGGATTGCTTGTGCAGGGACACACCCTTAAAGCCGCTGGTGTTGTTTTTCCGGGTGCGATGGTTCCGGTTGTTCTCCGCAACCGTGGCAGTGCGCAGGTTTTCGCGGCGGTTGTTCAGTCCGTTGCAGTCCCGGTGGTCTATGAAAAAGCCGGGCGGGTCGCCCAACAGAATGCGGTGCATCGTTACGGTGAAAGGCTGAGCACCATTTACCGTGCGCTTGGCATACCAGATGCCATTTTTCAGGTCTGCATACCAGTTAAAACCATCAACCAAATATGCGTCGATTGCATCAATCACGGCCTCATGGCCACGAGTCAATGGGACATAAGCCAAATCGCCATCAATTCGTATTTGTCGGACTTTCATTTAGAATCCCCTTTGTCGATATGAAAGCCGGTCGGGTTGCAGCCCATATGACCGGCTTTTTCTTTGCCTGCGAAAAGGTGCGCAGGCTTCACCATTCACTTCGTGCCCGATGGCGAAATACGGCGGCGCTTGTCCGCGCTGGCTTGTCCCTGCGCCTGGCCTTCGATCACGATGGATGCCGCATTCGGGTTCAGCGGCGCCTGCCACTGGCCACGGACGTTCATCACGCGGGTTTCGCGCTTGGTGCTGTACGTGATTGGCACAGGCGCCTTCTTGGGCTTGGTGGGCAGCTTGGCGGGCATGTCTTTGCCGCGGGGGCGAGCGAGCTGGAAGGCGTTCATGCGGCCCCCATCCCTTCGAGTTCGCGCATCATTTCTGCCATCTTCAACCGCATGGCGGCTACCTTCTTTGCGCCATCGTTACGGGCATCCTTGGCCAGGAAGCGCTCAATCAGGTACATCACCGGGGCGGTGTCGCCAGTCTTTTCGATGTACTTTTCAAGGCTGTCCACGCTGAAATTGCGGCTGTGGTCTTCGGAGAGCTGCACAGACAGATTGCTGGGCGCCTGATCCAAGTCGATAGCCACGCGCTTGAGGCCACGCTGGTAAACACCAGTGGCAACGCACTCACGCAGAGAGCCGTAGCGCTCAGCAAGGCCGGGTTCAAAGTTCAGCGTGAGCTGGTCTTTGGAGGCCGTGATAACTGTTGATGCCATGTCTTATCTCCCGATATCACCGGTTATCAATGGCGTGCCAAACAATGGACGCCATGAACACGAAAAGAAAAACGCCCCAAGCCGAAGCCCGGAGCGAAAGCCGCATTGCTGCGGCACTGGAGGGAATGGGTTGCCATGGCTCAGGCCGTAGCGGTGGGCTTGGCTTTGCGGAGAGGCGCCCATGTGAAGGTCGGGCACAGCCGTTTACGGTCAATGCCGGACAAGGCTTCAAAAGCGGCGGCGTGTTTTGCGGGGATGAAGCCTTGGCGCTTCCAGTCATTCACGGTCTGCTTGGAGACGCCCAATGACGCGGCAACAGCAGCTTGCTTTCCCCGAGGCTCAAGAAATGCGTTCAGTTCTGGGTTGTCCATTCCCAGAGTATGGTTCAACCAGACACCATCAGTCAAGTTCAACCGTACGAATAGTTTCGCATGATGGACCAAGTCTTTATGCTCAAAAGATGGATAAAAGAGCCAGCTTTGGATTCGGTGTAAGGCTGAAAGAAGCCCGCCAAGCTGCCAAGCTCAGCGGGGCAGAGTTGGGCCGTGGGGCTGGAGACAAACCGGGTAAAGATGCGTCCAAGCAATCCGTTGCAGACTGGGAGGCAGAGCGTCACTACCCCAAGGCCGACCAGCTTCGCCTGATATGTCTAAAACTGAATATCAGCGCGGACTACCTGATATTTGGCGACATAAAGAAGGACGCGGAGCTGATTAAAGCTGCGGGTGTTGTTCAAGCCCTGACAGAAGAACAGCGTAAGCAGTTGCTAGCTATGATGCTTGGCCCTGCTGTATCGGACGGACATGTCGAGAAGCATCTCCCGCCACCGCCGCCGCTCGCACTCACGAAGAAAGGCAAGGTATGAAAACTATAGCCATATTGACTCTCGCTGCTCTGCCCTTTGGTGTGTGTGCGGAGCAGGAAGAAAAGCCGTTTCGCATTGGCGAGTGCTACGCCGCCATGTGGGCGGACGCGAGAGCGGGCGCCGTCGCTGCCAGGTTGGGCGTCATGCAATCGCCCGTGCCATTGGCGCTTCGAGCATCCAAAGCTAAAGCCAATGCCAAAGAACGCGAATCGCTGGATTTTGTGTCCGGCGCGCAGCAACATTGTCAACGGCTTGATGAGCCGAACCGCGCCCGCTTTCACCCGCTGACCAGGCAAATGATTGATGAGTTTGAAAGCTCATATCGATCAATCCTTGCGCGCCTGTACGCTGGTGACATAACTTGGGGCGCCGCAATTGAAGCCAACGACGCCAATTACGCCACTCTCGCCCGCCGCAATGCGGAGCTTGTCGAAATAGGCAAGGCAAATGCTGAGCGGCTCGCCGCAGACCAAGCGCAGGCCGATGCGCAAGCAGAAGAACAGCGCAAAGCCGCCTTGCGCGCTGATTTTGAACGGCAGCAACGAGCCGATGCCATGCAGCGACAAGCGGAGATTGCGCAACGCGAGCAGTCGAACCGCGAGATTGCAAATGGCTTGCTCTTGCTGCAGATGGCCAGGCCACAGCCATCGATGAACTGTCGAAGCACGCGTTTTTTTGACACGGTGAACACCACCTGCAACTGATAGCCTTCCACGCCCAGCCAACCGCCCCCCGAGGCGGTTTTTTTACGCCCGTAGTTTCTTTATACGGTTCAGTCCGGTTTGACGCGACGCTACATGATAACAAATTCTATAAGAAAAGTCCGGTTTAACTTGACCTATTGAGTCCGGTTGAGCCATACTTCACCCATGCCGCAAACAACGGCACAGGGTGAGCGGATCGGCGGTCACCACGGAAACGGCTCCTTAAAAACCCAACCCCTGCGGTTCGCACTCTACGGAGCAGACGACAGCAGGCGCGCATTCCCGGCGTGAGAGGGAATTGAGGCGGTGTCGCCAAGAACAGAAAGAGAACGCACCAACGCGCAGCCTTCCCCGTGTGGGATTGGGGGCAGCGTGAGATTTCAATATAGCCCTTCTCACGAGGGGCAAAGCCCATGCGTCAGTCACTGAGGGCGCATGGGTTTTTCAAGGAGAAAACTATGCAAGAAATCGAGCAGGCGTTAAACGATCTGGCCATGAGACGAGAGCGAATCAAGGAATCCCTGCTTGAAAAGCAAGCCCAACAAGCGACCGAGCACCACCGATACATCGCTTTCGGGGAAAGCGTACCCCTTGAAAACAGGCTAGCACTTCAAGCGGAAATTGCCTCGCTTGAGGCAGATCGCCAAAGCACAAAAGTGAGGCTGCTTGAAATGAAGCAGCAAGCTAAAGCCACCAGGATGCGCAGCTTCAGAAACGCGATTGAGGAAAAACTGCAGGCCATCGGAATGCAGCACTTGGTCGATGAAGCAATATTAGAAGCGCATGAAGAAATGATTAAGCAAGGTATGGGAGATGCCTACAGGCTGAACCTTTAAGCAGCCTAACCCCCCTCCCGGCCCAGCGCCGGGGCTGGATTGCTTTGATGGGCGGCGGCGTGGATGGACACGCGGCCCGAAGTGCGAAGTGGTCACGCTACACACGACGCTCGGGGTCTTGCCATAGCCGGTATTGAGTCCGGCCCGCCCTTCAAAGCATTCCCACAATTTGCCCAGCGCCTCTGCTTCGGTACGCGCTGGCTATCAACTATCCCCAAATATCTGGCAGCAGATATTCCACACACAGCGTCTGTAGCTCAATTGGATAGAGACACCGGATTTCTAAGCCGGGGGTTGGGGGTTCGAATCCCTCCAGACGCACCACACACAGCCCTGTTGGGCAACGATAGGAGACATGACATGAACCTGACGACGAAACTGCGCGCGGTTTGCCGCCACGACAGCCGCAGCGTTGACGGATGCACAAGCTGCGAAGCGGCAGACGAGATTGAGCGGCTGAGCACGCATGCTGTAGTGCTGTCTGCGACGACTCAAGAAGTGGAGCGCGAACGCTGCGCCCGCATTGTGGAGGCGGTGCAGGGCTGGGAAGGCGTGCGCGAGGTGGCGGCCCGTATTCGTGCTGATTAACGCTGGCGGTAAGCCGCAGAGCGAATCGGCGTCGGATTGACCAACCTGTTATGCCCCATGTGGGCGAAAGGAAAAAACATGAGTGATCTTGAGCAAGGAATAAAAGTAGCTGCTGAAAAGGCGCTGCTGAAGTACGTCACGGAGGGTAGCTGGCTTATGCCCAATTATGAAAGTCGATTTAAGGTGCCGCCTGAATGGGTGGCTGCGTGCTGGAATCTGGTGGACTCCGACAAGGTGAAGCAGCAAGTTGCAACGCTTCTTGAAAACGAGCTTGCTGAACGCATGGTGAACAGCATTGCCACTGAATTGGCGACAGACATTAAGCAAATCTTGAGCGTGAAGGAGCGCCGGGAAATGCTGCGCGGGATAGCCCGTGAGCACATGGACGCGGTGATGAAGGCTGGGGCATAACGCAATGTAGCGGAGCGCCTATCCTGGCGAAACCCACAAACAAAATAGCCTCCAGCGCACACCAGCAAAGCGCAGACAGCTATCAAAAAATAGCGGCAAACCCCGCACCACACACAGCCCTGCAATGCGGGGCTTTTTCATTTCCGAAGGAGCCGCAATGCAGAACGTGCACCCCATCTTTCAGACCGCCCTGCGCGGCATCGCCCCACCAGCCGACGCAAAGCACTGGCAGGCGATGTGCATCCGACTGCGCATAGAGCTGACGCTTTACGACGCGCCACAGCCGCCGCGTGGGCAGTTCGCCTTCACCTACCGCCACCCCGAGCTTGGCACGCTGGAGTGCCACCTGGAGGGCGAGCGCGGCGACCCGGACAGCGGGCAGCGCGACACGGCAACGCTGTACAGCGCCTACCTACGGGGGGTGGACATTGCCGACCGGCTGACGGACGACGAAGTGGAAGCAATCGAACTTGCAGCGGTGAAGCAGCCGCGTGAAATTGAGGAGCCAGCATGACGACACGCAACAACGACGGGCCAGCGTTTCCAGTGCCATTGAACCCAGGTCAATCCTGGCAGGGCATGGCCCCGTGCGATGGCATGACTCTGCGCGATTACTTTGCAGCGAAGGCGATGCCGGTGTTCCTTGTAAACACCGAAAGCTCACTTGCCGAAGACGCAAAAAATGCCTACTTAATGGCAGACGCCATGCTCAAAGCAAGGGAGCCAGCATGACAGCAAAGCACACGCCTGGGCCGTGGATTGCACATTACTGCCCCGAGGATGGCGGCGAATACTCAATCCACGCATCAAACGGAATACACGTTGCACTCAGCATCGGCGGCACAAAAAGCGAAGCTGCCAATGCCCGCCTGATTGCCGCAGCGCCTGAGCTTCTGGAGGCTCTGCAAGAAGCAGAAAACGCATTGGCCGACTACATCCCAACCATTGAGCGAACAGGCGCGTCATTGAACTACGGGCATTCGGTTCTAAAGAAAGCCCGCGCAGCCATCGCCAAAGCCACCGGAGAACCGGCATGACCACCCACCCCAACATCAGCACCGGCCTTTTCGTCTGCGCCATCTTCGCCGCATTCTTTGCCGCTCAGCACTTGGACATGACCGACCACAGCGCAGAGCACGCGCAGGCTCAAGAAATCGAGCAGCGCCTGAGCGAAGCAGAGCAGCAGCGCAGACGAGACACGGCAGCGCAGTACGCCTGCGGGCCGCAGTCTGCTTACGTCTGGATCAACGAAAGCACGATCGAATGCCTGACGACGCGGGGCCGCAAGGCTGGGAATGTGGAGGTAGCAGCGAAATGACCACACCAACCACAGACCGTGAACTGCTGGAGCGGGCTGCGAAGGCGGCGGGCCTCTCAATTGGATATGACAGCGGCCAGTATTTCTACTGCGAACACGGGCCTTTTGGCGCTTCGATGTACGGGAGGCGGGGAAACACCGCGCTGAACTGGAACCCGCTCCAAGACGACGGAGACGCGCTGCGGCTGGCGGTGAAGCTGGGCCTTTTCACCGTGCCTGAGTTTTTCCACTTCCGCTCGCTAGAGCGCTTTGCTGGCCAGGATTCCGACGAATACACAGCCACCCGCCGCGCAATCGTCCGTGCAGCCGCTGAAATTGGAAAGGCAATGCCATGAAAACCCGCATCGCCATAGCCTGGGCAACGTACCTCCTCTACCGCAGTTGCAACCCGCGCCGCGTGGCTTTGCGGGTGGCGTGGCTGGCTGTCCTCCGTGGCAATTAAACATACTGAGAGACGACATGAACGCAATCACAACAATCGAGCAGTTCGTCTACGGCGCTGAATCCAGCTTCCAAAGCGTACTGGTAGACCGCTCCATCAACTTTGAACGCGAGGCCGGGTTTGCAATTCAGATCCTGACCTCGGGCGATTACATCGCCAAACTGGCAGCGGGCGACCGGCAATCTGTGGTCAACGCCGTGACCAACATCGCGGCCATCGGTATCAGCTTGAACCCTGCGAAGAAGCAGGCGTATCTGGTGCCGCGCAAGGGCAAGATTTGCCTGGACATCAGCTACATGGGCTTGATTGACCTGGCGATTGATTCCGGCTCGATCATGTGGGCACAAGCTGCGCTGGTGCATGCAAACGATGCATTCACCCTCAACGGCTTTGACAAGCCCCCGACGCATTCATTCAATCCGTTCTCGAAAGAGCGCGGCGAAATGGTCGGGGCCTACGTGGTGGTCAAGATGCATAGCGGCGACTACCTCACAGAGTGCATGAGCCGCGAGGAAATCGACGCCATCAAGAACCGCTCCGAATCGGTGAAGGCTGGGAAGACCTCGCCATGGGACACCGACTACGGCGAGATGGCGAAGAAGACGGTGGTGAAACGGGCCTACAAATACTGGCCCAAATCCGACCGCTTGGATCAAGCCATCCACCACCTGAACACCGATGGCGGAGAAGGGCTGGCAACGTTGGCAAAGCCTGCGGCGGTTGACCCCGCGCCCATCATCGAAGGCGCCCGCGCCACGAAGACGGTGGACGAACTCAACACCTACTGGGCAGAGCACAACGGCAAATTGGCAAACGACTTGGCCGCGCATGACGCGCTCAAGAAAGCGTGCCAGGCGCACAAGAAACGGCTGGCCGCAGAAGCCGCCAAGAACGAAGTAACTGACGTGGAGGTGAAAGATGCCGTGGCTACAGCTTGACCAAGGATCGGGAGAATGGCTGACGGCCCGGCGGGGAAAGATCACCGGCAGTCGGTTCAAAGATGCACGCGAAAAGCTCAAGGGCGGGCAACCATCCAAGGCGTGCCTTGGGTACGCCATGGATATTGCCCGTGAGCGCATCGGTGGCAGCGCCCCTTCCAAGTTCCAGAACGCGGCCATGCGCACCGGCACGGAGCAAGAGCCGTTCGCCCGCGCCATGTACGAAGCCCGCACGGGCCACATGGTGGACGAAGCAGGGTTCTATTGCACCGATGATGGACTTTTCGGCCTAAGCCCGGATGGCCTCATTGATGACGATGGCGTGCTCGAAATCAAGACGATGGTCAGCAGTGACACCCTGTTTACCGCCGTGGCCGATGGCGACATTTCGGCCTACGTTGACCAGTGCCACGGGTATCTGTGGCTGCTGGGTCGTCAATGGGTTGATCTTGTTCTGTGGGCGCCTGACCTGGGCCACATGACCATCAAGCGAATCGACCGGGACGAAGACGCCATTGAAGCGCTGGAGGCTGACCTTTTGGCCTTCGCCAAGCTGGTGACTCAGTACGAAACAACGCTGCGCACCGCCATCCAATCAACAACTGAACCGGCCCTGGAGGCCGCATAAAACCATGGCAAGCGTGAATAAAGCAATCATCGTCGGCAACCTGGGCCGCGACCCCGAGATGCGCACCTTCCCCAGCGGCGACCAGGTGGCCAACGTGACCATTGCCACCACC